CTTGGATGCAGAGCGTGAGGTCTTGGGCAGCGTGTTGGTGAACCCGTCTGTGATGGACGAGGTTCTTCTTACCGGGCTGGGGGCTGAGGACTTCTATCAGAAGAAGCACGGGTTGATCTGGAGCGCGATGGTGGAGGTGTACGCCGCTGAGGGGCATCTCGATGAGGTGACGCTTGTCCAGAAGCTCAAGGACCGCAAACACTACCGGGATATGGGAGGGCCGGTTACCCTCGGGGAGATCCTCGACAAGGCGGGCATCTCAACTAGCGCCCCGCGCTATGCGGCCATTGTGCTAGAGAAGGCGGCCCGGCGGGCGATGATCGACGCAGGTGAGGAGGTGATCCGTCTTGGCCACAGTGATATCCCGTCAGAGGCGGCCCTTGACCAAGCTGAGAATTGCATACGCTCTCTTCAGAAGCGTAGTGGTGTTACCGATGGGGTTGATGCTCACAGTGGCATCAAGGAGCACCTTGAGCGGGTGTACGCCATTCAGGATGGGAAGTACGACCCGACGATCATCAGCACGGGGATAACCCCTCTCGACGAGACCATCGGTGGTGGCCTTCGTCCTGGGTGGTTGGTGGTTGTGATGTCGTGCGCTGGTCACGGGAAGAGCGCCCTGGCGATCAACAACTTCGCGATGTCGGCAGCCAAGGCCGAGCATCCCGTGTTGGTGTGCAGCTACGAGATGAGCCAGCCTGAGGTGTACGCCAGGATGTTGGCGAGTGAGTCTGGCGTACCTGCCCATGTCCAGGACAAGCCTGGTCTGGAGTTCGAGCGTCTTACTGCTCTGACCGCTGCTGCTGACAAGCTGGCGCCGCTCCCTCTCTGGGTGGTTGGCAGCGAGGCGCGGACGGTGGAGCGTATTCGCCGTGTGGCTCGCCGGATGCACCTTCGGTATGGCCGTATCGGGATGGTGGTCGTTGACTACTTGCAGTTGATGAGTCAGACGCGGAGTCGTCGAGACGGGACCAAGGAGGAGGAGATCAGCCACAACACGCGGTCGCTGAAGCTCTTGGCCCAGGAGCTTGACTGTGTGGTGGTGGTTCTGTCTCAGCCCATCTTGGAGGCGAAGCGTGCGAAGAAGCGTCCTTGCATCCAGGACTCCAAGGGGTCTGGGGCTATCGAGGACGATGCTGACCTGGCGCTTGTGCCCTGGCTTCCTCACCGGGTCCGCGATGCTGCCAACAAGCACGATGCGGAGATCGGCGTGGACAAGTTCCGCCATGGTCCTTCCAAGGACCTTGGTGTTGAGCAGATCCGATGGTCGGGCAGGAGGATGATGTTCCTTGGCGACGATGGGATCCGAATCATGGGGGAGATATGATCGAGTCAGACCGCCAGTTCTACATGGGCGTAGACCCAGGGATGTCAGGGGCTATCGCCATCCTGTGTTCAGATGGCAACGTGGTCAGGTTAATCCGCCTTGACTCTACGGAGCACGACGTAGCAATCTCTGTTGGGTCCCTGGCCCCGTACATTCGGATGGCCTACCTAGAGAAGGTCCACTCGATGCCGAGACAGGGGGTGGCCTCTACGTTCAAGTTCGGCACCAGCTATGGCTTCTGCCGGGGCGTCCTCGTTTCCCACGCCATTCCGTTCGTAGAGGTCACTCCCGCCAAGTGGCAGCAGGCCATGGGTTGCAGGACCAAGGGGGACAAGAACGTCTCCAAGGCCGCCGCACAGAGACTGTGGCCCGCTGAGAAGATTACACATCGCACCGCTGACGCCCTGTTGATCGCCGAGCACTGCCGGAGAAGGGACAAGTAATTATTTTCTACGCCCTGCACCTGTGCTCCATCGCTGCCTCCTGGGGCGGCCTGGGTGGAGAGAGGATCGACACCTGTGTCGACGTGGCCATGGCGGCCCATAGCCACGACCTCGACCCCGCCATGGTGGTGGCCCTGTCCTACACGGAGTCCAGGTTCAGCAGGGTCGCCGTTAGCAGCAGGGGTGCCGTCGGGCCCTTGCAGATCAAGCCGGTGTTCCACTGCCCTAAAGGGGTTCTGAGGGATTGTGACTTGATCGAGGCGGGGATGGGTGCAATCATACGCTTCAAGAAGAAGCGAGGCCGGCAGTGGTTGTGCCACTGGAACAGCGGCAACAGGTGTAACCGGCGGAGCCGGCTGTTTGCGAAGATCGTCAAGCGCCGCACCCGCCAGCTAGGAGGAAACTAATGGCGACCAAGAAGAAGGCCCCGGCCAAGAAGAAGGAATCCGCTCCCGTGGGGCGTCCTTCCGAGCTAGTCAAGCTGACCTCTCGCGACCTGACCCCTGGGATGCAGTCGTTCCTCCTTGGCCTTGAGCAGCACGCCGGTATGAGCGGCGAGTCTCTTGTCGAGGCCATGCTCTATGTTCTTCACCGCGAGTCTCTTGTGATCGGCATGAATGGTGTGGCCAACCGCCTTAAGGGCGCGGGCCCCGTGCGATGAGCGAAGCGTCTTCTGTTGCGAAGCGCAAGCCGAAGCTCATCGACATCATGCCAGCCGAGGTGGTGGAGGGTATGCTTGGTGAGACCCTTCGGGAGATCAAGGCTTCTGTCGATATATGGTATGAGTGTCCTGCTGTTTCTGGGATGACTGGTGTGCAGCATGGTCGCGCGACGGGTCTCATTGTGTCGCACCTGGTTGCTGGTGCTGTTGACTTCCTGTCGCATCACAGTGACGCTTCGTTGAATCCGAAGCACCGCGCAGTCCGTCATGTCCTTGTCGAGATGTCGGAGAGGATGTCGCGCAACCCGCCCGGCGACGGCTGCGACATGGAGCAGCTTGCCGGTGATATGGTAGGGTTTCTTACGGCCTATCACCTCTGCTTGAGCGAGAGCAGTGACACGAAGACCCGCCGGGCCGCCAGGGAGGCTTTTTGTAATGGCGAAGAAAGCATCAACTAAGTTTACCGCCGCCGTAGCTCAGGCCATCTGTGATGGCATCGAGGCTGGCTATACCAAGGCGATGGTTGCCAAGAAGGTGAACATCCCCACGGATATGATCACCCGGTGGCTTCGTCTTGGCCGTCAGGGCCACGAGGACTTCCGGGACTTCACCATAGAGTACGACGCCTCCCAGGGGGTGGCTGTCCAGAACATGGTGGACCAAGTCATCGAGCACTCGAAGAAGGACTGGCGTGCAGCGGCCTGGCTTCTGGAGCGCCGGTACGATCAGTTCAAGCTGAAGGCCCGCACGTCCGAGAAGGCCCAGAAGCGTCTCGACGAGCTTGCCATCAAGAAGGCTGAGGCTGAGATCGTCCAGATCAACGCGAAGACCAACGAGGCCAAGAGGGCCCCGATGGCCGAGGCGGGCATCCTGGACGCCCTGGCCACAGGCGAAGACCCGGTTGCCGAGAACTAGGTGGCCCGCAAGCGAGACCAGCGGGCACAGGAGGAGATTAAAAAGTGCGCCCAGGACTTTCGCTACTTCTGCCGCTACCTGAAGATCGCAGACAAGCGGGGCCGTCTCGTCCCCTTTGTCCTTTTGCCGGCCCAGGAGTCGTTCCTTGCCACTGTGGAGCAACACCCCTGGACCTATATCCTCAAGGCCAGGCAGCTTGGCATGACCACGGTGATAGCCGCGAGGATGTTCTGGAAGGCCTTGTTCACCCCGAACTTCAAAGTGGGCGTCCTTGCCCATTCCGGGGAGTCCGCACAAGCAATATTTGAGATCTACAGGCGGCTCTACAAGCACCTCCCCAAGTTCCTGGAGTTCAGGACTGAGAGGGCGAACGTGAGGGAGATCAAGTTCTTCCACGGTGGGATGGTCCGGGTGACCACTGCCAACTCGGAGAACTTTCGCGGGACCACCTACCAGGCCCTCCACTGCTCAGAGTTCGCCTTCTGGAGCGACACCGAGAAGACCATCCGGTCTGCTTTCCAGACCTGCGGTCCCGATGCGGAGATCCTCCTTGAGACCACTGCCAACGGGCTCCACGATGCACACAGGCTGTGGCGGGAGGAGAACGGGTTCCACTCCCTGTTCATCCCGTGGACAGAGGACCCCGGGTATTCGATTAAGACCAAGCCGAAGACAATTAACCCCAAGCTCAAGCAGTACGCGGTTGAGAGGGGGCTGTCCGAGGGGCAGCTTAACTGGCTGCACGAGACCTACGCCACCAAGTGCATGTCGAACTGGAACACCTTCCTCCAGGAGTACCCGTCGTCCGCCGAGGAGGCGTTCATTGTCTCGGGCGAGCGGTTCTTCGACATCGTATTCCCTGATGTCCAGCCCTACGAGGGCCTTAAGGTGTACGCAGAGCCGGTCAAATACCACATCTACACCGTTGGCGTGGACGTAGCATCGGGTTCACCCTCTGGTGATTACTCGGCTTTCTGTGTCCTGGACGTCACGGACAAGAAATCCCCGGTAATTGTTTCCGCGTTCTACGGAAGGGTGCCCCCACACGAGTTTGGGGAGCAGGTTCGCAAGGCCTGTATCAAGTATGACGCCCTTGCGGTGGTGGAGTCGAACAGCTACGGCCTTGCGATCTTGGAATATCTGGTCGCCAAGGAGTATGCGTACATATTTAAGCGGACGCAGTACGACAAAATGGCCAAGAGGTGGGTCGAGAGGCTCGGATTCAACACGAATGTGAACACCAGGCCGGTGCTCCTGTCGAAGATCCACGAGTTTATTGCCAACCAGTGGCTGGTGCCCAACGATCGGTGCCTTCAGTTCGAGATGAACACCTTTGTGTACAACGATAAGGGCAAGCCGGAGGCCGGTCCGAGGAAGCATGACGACATGGTGTTCGCTGCGGCCCTCGCGGTGGCCGGAATGGACCAAGTTGATGTTCTGGAACAGGAAATCCTGGCCAAAAAGCCCCGTAACCTTGCTGAAGTCTTGCAGTTTGAGATGACCACTGGCAAGCTCTACACAAAACAGGGGTCTGACTACCATCGAGACCGATGGGGCGTCCCCGAAGCACCCTCGCTCACTGATGTGGGCGCTGACAACCCGCCGTCTGGGCGTTAAACGGAGGCGACCTTGGGATTTATTACTTCAGAAGCTGCTGATCAGATCAACGCGAAGCTGTCTGGCCCCGCCGAGGGCGAAGCTGCGCCTGAAGCGCCGGCAGCGCCTGAGCCTGTGGCTCAGGCGTCTTCTGATCAGCCAGAGGTTCCCAAGGAATCCGTGGATTCGTCCAAGCCTGCCGAGGACGTAAAGGTAGAGGCAGCTAGTCAGGAGGAAACGCCCGTGGAGAGCTTCGACGATGTCGAGGCTGGTCATCGGGTGCCATATAAGCGGTTCAAGTCTGTGCTAGAGGCCCGCAACGAGTTCCGTGATCGGGCCAAGGGCCACACGGACGAGAACAGCAAGCTCAGGGCTCAGATCGAGGAGCTACAGGGCAAGATTGCGTCTAACCAGGCCGCCGCTACCCCTCCAGAGAAGCCAGCACCCCCAACAGACGATGCCGGAGACTGGATCGACCGTCTCCTGGCCGGCGATGACCCGCCCCAGCCCCAGGTGGCTGCTGCCGTGTCGCCGGACGGGACCCTTAAGCACGGACTCAAGGATCTTGAGGCGCGGCTCCAGAGCATGGAGCTTGCCGCCGCCGAGAAAGCCTTGTCGTCCGAGGTTGAGGCCGCGATCGAGAAGTATCCGGTCATCGAAGAGGGGGTATTGTATCAGGCTATCGCACAGAACCCCGGAACACCCGCGATGGTGATCGCCGAGAATTACAACACTTGGCGATCTGAGGTCGAAGAGGCTGCGATTTCTCGCTACCTCGAAGGACAGGCGGCAGGGGATGGAGCGCCGCAAGCGGCACCCAGACCCAAGGCGTCAGGCTCAGCAGGCCCAACGGCACCTGCGCCCGACACCCAGCCCAAGTCCATGGCCGAAGCACGCGAGTCATTAAGGGAGTATCTGGCGAAGCACAATCCATTCGCTTCCTAACCTCAGAGGAGAATACCCATGCCGGGTACGATCAGCAATTTTTCCAGTATTCTCAAGGAGTTCTACCTTGGGCCTATTCAGGACTCCCTGAATAATGAGGTCCACGTCCTGGAACTCTTCGAGAAGATGAAGGTGGACTGGAATGGCAAGCACGCCATCATCCCCGTCCACGTCTCTCGCAACACAGGCGTGGCTTTCCGCGCTGAGTCTGGTGTCACCTCCGGTCTTGCAGGCAACACTGACCTGCCCACCGCTGGCCAGCAGGGCTACGTCAACCTCCAGGTTACTGCCAAGTACCTGTATGGTCGATTCCAAGTCACTGGCCCCGCGATGGCGTCCACCGGAAAGGGCGGCAACAACACGTTCATCTCCTGGATGGACGCTGAGATGAACGGCCTTGTCCGCGATATCAAGAATACCGCGAACCGGACATTCGTCTCGGGCAACCGGACCCTCGGGTTCATCTTCGAGTCCAAGCCCGGTGACACCGCCGACCCTGGTAGCTTCACCAACTGGAACTTCGTTGGTGATGTGAACAAGGTCTCCCAGCTTGCCCATGCGATCAACAACGACGCCCTGGCGGGGAACCCCTACCCTGCGCTCACCACCGGCAACGATGGTGCGCTCCAGGTGGACATCGTTCGGCTCGATACGTATGCGACCGTGCATTCTCGGATCCAGGTGAACACCACGTCAGCAAGTGTGGTCAACCAGCTCACAGGGGTTCTGTCCCTTGAGGATGTTGACGGTGCTGGTGCTCAGGTGACGACGGAGGCCATTGACAATGGCATCCCATGCGCCATCGTGGTGTCCGCTACGCAGGGCCATGCAGATCGCACGGTCTGGTGTACGGACTTCGTGGAGTCGGAGCCCTACGGTGTCTATCACAACCTGGCGTTCCCCTCGCTTCACGGCGTGGACCGCACGGATGCGACTGGATCCAACGGCCTCCAGGCCAACTGGCTCATCCAGGACAACGCGGAGCCGTTCGCCTACGAGGCCCTGTCTCTGACTCGGATGCAGGTCGTGATGGATAACATCCAGAACACCGCTGACGAGACGCCTAATCTCATCATGATGAGTCCGCTTCAGCGTCAGAACTA